CGCCAGGTACATCTATATATACGTGGAAAATTAATTTAATTTTCAGCCCATTATAATTAAAATTAATTTCAGTTTCATTATTGGCTAAAAACGGGCTATTAAACACGCCTGATTCGACCAATAATTTCCCACCGGATGTTACGGGTATGATCATCTTGAACCCACTTCTAATGTAATGTTTGAATGCGTCCGTAGTTTGCGGCCAACATAGATATTAACTAATTATCAATGCAAACAGCAAAGAAAATCAATGACCAAGCATTGAAACTTTAACTCGATCTTGACCAGACCGTAAGTTTAACATCCTTAGAACAATGTATTAAAATCGAGAGATTACTTTGAACAATCATCTGGATTTCATCGCATTCCAGATGAGGCCTCCAGGCTGTAGCTGGCTGGCAATCCCATGACGAACAGACTGATCGATGGTCTGTTTGTAAGCCCGAGAAATAGCGTCATTGTTACCAGATGCTTGCTGCTGAGTGTTCTGGTTATGAACTACTACGGAAGTTTGAACGGTTATGCCGCCAGTTGCCGAAGATTGCAGCCCATACATCGGGGCATGGCCAACATAGCCGCCGTTTGCATACCCCTGAGCTCCACGCATAAGCGCATAGAGATTGCCCACACCCAATGCACTAGTCGCTTCCTTCGTAAATACAAACTCACCACCATGAACTACGCCTTTCGGTTGGTACTTACCACCATCACCGGTGTAGCCACCGCTATCAAATCCCGGAACCAGACCGCCACCAGCGAAACCAAAGAAGGCACCGATACCCGTTCCACCAAAGGCTGACTTCATTCCATTAACCAGAGCCAGTTGCGTCAGCATCTGGGCGATGCCCTTCAGGAAGGTAGACAGGAAATCTGAGAAGTTAGATTTACCGGTGGTGAAGAAATCAGTCAGGGTGCTGGCCATCCCGGTGAACGCATTGCTGGTAATCGTCTGCACCTGCGAGTAAACATTAGTCGCGCTGTCCTCAAATTCAGCCCAGCCTTTTTTCGCGCCGGTCAACCAGTCGCCACGCAACCTGTCCTCTGCATCATAGTAATCATTCGCCGCTTTAAGCTGCTTCTTATAGCCCTCGTCGTCAAGCGTGCCGCCGGAGTTGATCCAGCCAGAGGAAAGCTGGCTCTTTGCCAGCTCACGTTGTGCCTGACGGTCACTCATCCCGGCACCGCTCACTAATGCAGCCTGCTTCTCTGCCATCTGTGTGATGTATTTCTGCGAGGTATCCATTCGCTTGTTCAGCTGTTCCTGTGCGGTAATCTGATCACCTAACAAGGCTTTCTGCCGTGCCAACTGAAGCACCTGGTCTTTACTCGCCAGCAGGGATTGCTCCTGCTTTGTCAGTGAACGTGAACGCGAGGCCTGCTCCAGCACCTGAAATTTCGCTTCAGTCGTCCACAGATCTTTGCGCTGCTGGCTGATAGTGTCGTTCAGCCCTTTATGCTGCTGTAGCGCGCGTAACTGTGCCTGTAGCGACAGTAATTCGGCCTGGGCAGCATCCGTGCTGCGATCGCCAGCCGATAAAGTGCCCTGCTTTCCGGTTTTGGTCTTTTTGCCAAAAGAAGCGACTCCTTCCCGATCCTTCTGGGTGGTTGCGGTACTTATCTTTCTGGTCGTATCGAGGTATTTACCTGCACTGATATCAGCGGCATCCCAGTCTTTTTTCAGCTGAGAGATGCTGTCGCCATAAGCGCCGGCCATTTGTTCGTTGTAGTCCTGCCATCCCTGTAAAGTATCTGTTTTCGCCCAGTCGGGAACGAGATTAATCGCGGCAGCGATAGAGGATGAAATGATCTGGTTCAGCTTCTGGAAAACGATCGCAACGCTGTAATAAATTGCGTTGAATTCCTTCAGTGTGTTTGATGCCAGTTCAGCTACCCACTGACCTATACTCTGCATGGCCTCAGACGCCCAGCCCTTGATATCCAGCCACAGGCGACCAAACGGCGTCAGCGAGTCGTAAGCCTGCTCTCCGCGCTCTGCCATCGTATCGCCAAACAGTTCCATTGCCTGCGTAACGGCCGCGGTCTGGTCCTTTTGCTTAACCAGATCGTCAACATGCTTAAGTTGTGAAACTGTCAGGAAATTATATTGTTCGTTGAGACTCTGCAGCGCTTTAACAGGGTCTTTTTCGATGTCCTTATAGGCTTTGGTGATGTCCTGCGCCGAGACTATACCGGTCTGAACCGCCAGCGCCGTGGAGCCCGCTGCTTTTTCAAGTTGCTGCTGTGTCAGCGATCCCATGCCAACCAGCTCAGTCATCAAACTCTGAACGGTTCCTACAGTCGCGCCAGTAGAGGCAGCAATAGACTGGGAGGAAGCCATGATCTGAAGCGCTGACGTGCCGGCAATATTGCCAGTCCTGATAATGGCTTTGTTGATTTCGTCGTAGGCGGTGAAGTAGTCCGATCCCGCTTTTGCCGCAATCAGTACAGCGCCAGCCAGGCCACCAATGGCCACTCGGGCAGGGGTCACCATCGACAACATCGCATTCAGCGCATTGCCTACACCGCCAAATGAATCACGTAGCTGACCGCCCTGCTGAATAGCAACCATATAAACCGGCATACCGGAAGCCAGTGAGGTCACAATGTCGGTAATTTGCATCGGGAGATAACGCATAGCATTGCGGTATTGCCCCGCGCTGATAGCCCCAGACTTCCACGCATCCTCCTGCTCTTTCAGCTTTGCGATCATTGGTGCAGCACGATCGGATACGCCGAGTTGGGCAGCTTTTAGCTCTAACAGTTCTGCGCGCGTTTTTCCGATTGCTGTGACCTGCTCCTCCAGCGAATCGATAAAGGTTTTGCCCGCCGCAGCTGCACGCTGCGCTGCCTGAGCCTGTTCAATGCGAGCCCGCCCCTCTGCGGTTTCAGACTCCATTACCTGTGCCAGTTTTGCCCGCGTCGTCTCAAGCACGCTGTTGTAACGAGTAAAGTCCTCGTCTCCCACCAGCCCTTTACCGCGAAATTTCGCCAGGCTCTCCTGGATAGTGTCCAGTTCATCCAGCGCCTTGTTTACCGGGCTGATTTTATTCAGCAGGTTCTGCAGTTCCTGACGCTGCTGCTTCAGGCTTTCGCTGTTTTTCTTCTGGTTATCGATACCGGTGCGGAACGTGCTGTTCAGGTCATCCGCTTTACCTGCCGCGGCGGACGCGGTCTCCTGAAAGCGATCCAGTGCCTGGTTACCGCGCTCCAGCTCACTGGTATTTACGCGCAGGGAAATCGTGGCGATATCGTTACTCATTCCGCCCTCTCTTTATGCATAACTTTTAGTGCGGCGCTCTCCATGATTCGGATGTCCGAAAGTGCGGTTGCCTCGTCCTCGACGTGGTGCAGGCGCATTACCCAGGGCAGCACGTTGTAATCAAGCCCTGATGCACCACCCATGCCCGTGCGCCACTGCGTACTGACAGCCTGAAACACCAGGAATGAAGGCCATACATCTGGCCATACGTCGATGTATTGATCGTCGTAGTCATCCGGCGAAAGACCATAGGGCGCCAGGTCTGCCGCTGTGGGTTCAGGCGTATAGAATGCAGAGGCAACCGCTATCAGTTTTTTTCGCGCTGCCCCATCAGCTCGCGGTAGTAGGTTTCCGGAATGGCCTTCATTGCCGCCGGATAGTTTTCAAGCAGTACCGACAGATTCTCCGCGTTGAACGCATCGGGAAGTGCCCAGCCAGAAATGATTTCCATCAGAAAATCAGTGGCGGTTTTGCCTTCCAGTTTTTCCAGATCAGCCAGCTCTTTAAGTGGCTTATGATTGAACGTGAAGGTGAGCACGCCATCCTCATCGCCCGCGCGCGGGATCGAGACGTTGGCCTTAAATGTTGGTTTGGGCTGGAGGGTGAATTTGGTAGCCATTGATACCTCTTAGTAAAAAAAAAGCCTCCATGGAGGAGGCTCAGATTTTCGTTATGCCCGGCTTATGCCGCGGCGCCTGTGATTTTATAGAACGTCATCGCTGGCGATTGCAGGTTCAGCACGACGCTTACCGTTTCGACCTCGTTGACCGCCGTGGTCGGCGTGTCGTCAAAAGATGCCGTGGCCGCCCAGTAACGGTTCTCCTTCGCCTTCGGCACGTACATGTAAGCCGCCACGGTCTCTTCGTCTTCGTCCAGCTGGCGCAGCAATGGATATACCGGGAGCGTGGAGTCATGCGCGATCGAGTAGGTCTGCGAGACTGCGGATTTATAGGTGTTCAGGTTGCGCTGGCGATCATCGCTGAGGAACTGAATCTGCGTGGTGTTCTGATCACCACCGGATTTCGATACCTCTGTGATTTGTGGCAGTTCGGTCCATTCTTCAATTTTGCGAATAGAGCCGGAACCGCCACCAGCCGCGTATTTGTTTTTGTTGGTGGTGTTGATGTTGCGAAGAGTGACAGCATTCTCCGCAATCGCGTCGATTTTCGCGATAACGTTATCAATACCCGACCAGTTGCAGTTCACGTGAACGATATCGCCGACCGCAATATCGTCCGCGGCGCTGACGGTGATCACCGTGTGCTCAGCATTCGTCGCGCCGGTGAAAGTAATGGCCGGGCCGTAGCCCGACGCCAGATAAACATGAGCGCCGTTAGGCAATGCAAAGCCCATAATGGTTTCTCCTTCAGAAACAAGATAATCGGCGTTAAGCCGGTCAGGTGTGGGATGTCAGAGAGGGAATCAGCTGGTAATGTCTGCCCGATAATTCAGGCTGACAGGAACGGTGTAGGACACAGGTGTAGGGACGCCGCGGAATATGCCAGGCGCGCTGCTAATCCAGCAGGTAAAGTCTTTGCCTGCAATTTCCTGCCCCTCGGGGAACAATTCCGCCACTCTGCTCGCCAGGGCAACGACGGAGGTACGGCCGGAGCCGGCTGGCGCCACGACATTAACCTGGTACATGCCAGAATAAGTCCGGCAGCGCAAGCCGAGATCGATTGTTCGCGGCGTAACGGGCATATCGTGAACGGCCAGGTACATCTCGTTAGCAGGAGGTGTGAACGGCACATTCTCCCATGCAACCGAAATGCCCTCGGCATCAGCCCAGGTACCCAGTCTGGCGGCCAGTGCAGATGCAATATCAGGAATCACTTAGTCACCTCCCTGACAGCTTCCTCAAAGAAGCGTTGAAACTCAGCTGCAGTTATGCGGACCATGCCGCCCGGAGCCTGTGTTGAATGCCCCATTTCAAGCGGGTAGGCATAGGGCACGTTGTTGCAGAAATAAATGGCCTTCATCCCGACCTTGAAGAGCGACAGCGTGTAGTTCCCGGCCGCTTTGGTCAGGTTGCCGGTCTTGTCTATTCGCCCTGTCTCGTCAGTCGTTGGCGCATCAAAGGACACCTGCCAGTTACCGCGAAAGCGTCCGCCCGTATACCCCGGCGGTGCTTTGATATCCATCCCATCCACCACCCGGGCTTTTTTCTTCAGTCGCCCGGTTTTGGTCAGGTTATCGGGATTGGCCCGCTGCGCCTCATTGTGATCGTAAACAGCGCGATTATAGGAAACGGCTGTCTGGTTAACTTTCCACAATTCCGGGTTGCCCACTGGGGACATCACCACCAGTTGGTTAAGAATTTTGATTCCGACGGCGCGCACCACTGCTTCCTGATTCGTTTTCGCCTTATTAACGAAAGCCGTGATTTCAGCCAGGAAAGCCGCGTTCTCGCCCATGCTAAGCCCTCAGTTGCGCTTTGTAGCAGAGCACCAGCACGGCAGGTTTTACCGGATTCGGTTTGACAACACGGTACGCTGTGCCATCAATATCAACCACATCGCCGATTTTAATTTCCTGCTCTGACGTAAAAACGATCTGCACGTCGCCGTTGACGATGACCGTTCCATCAATTTCGCCTGGCGCGTATTCGGTCTTCACGCCCACAGCAGTAAAACGGACCGCTTCAGTTTTATGCTCAACGCCGCCGATAACCGTTACCGAGCCTTTACGGGTGACGTTGTACGTCGCGCCGTTCTGCCTGAGCATGCGGGTCGTTCTGGCCTGCATACGTTGGTAATCAATCGCCATATCAGGCCCTCTCTGCAAATGCATTGATGGCGTAACCACGACCACCAGCGAGGTCGCCCAGCAGCGCCATAACGGCAGGATAGGAAGGGGTGAAGACTTCACCATCGGCAACCGCATAGGTTATGGTAACGGCGCCTTCGACACGTTCGGTTTTAACCGCGGACTCACGAACGCTTGAAAGCAAATCGCCATCAATTGCCTCGATAGCCAGCATGCATTGTGCGGTGATAACCTGCCGTGGCACCTGGTCGGGTGGGAAGTTGTGTCCATCCAGAATGACATTTGCGCGTGGCCAGGCCAGAGGCTGTCGAGGGTCTGCTTTGGAACCTACCCAATCAAGCCCTTCCAGGTAGTCCATCGCCTTAATCAGTAACGGTGCGAGCTTTTCAGGCAGCTCAATCCCTCTCAGCGCGGCAAATGACGCCAGTTCATCTTCGCTGGCGTAACTGTTAACGTCAGCGGCGGTGATATCAGTTTTAATCATCTGAGCATCCGGTGAATGGGGCTTACGCCCCATCGATTAGCCAGCTGCAGGTGCGGTGAAGGTGATTTCCTCACTCGATTTAGCAATACCATCAACAGTACCAGTGACTGTGAAAGTACCTGCCATATCAGAGGTAAGTTTGACCGTTGCCCCACCAGCAGAGCCGGTTTGAGAACTGGCAGTGCTGAGCGTGCCGCCGGTTGAATTCCAGGCAACGGTTTTGCCGGAAACACCTGCGCCGTTTAGCGTGTACTTAAGGGAAATGGTGACCGCATCGGTGCTGTCAGCGGTTGCGGAGGTTTTATCCGCTGACAGCGTTACTCCCCCGCTGCGGATCCCAGCTTAATCAGCACGCCAGCCGTAGATTTGTTACTGGTGAAGTGCTTCTTCCAGTTACCAGCGGTGCCGATTTTGGTCAGGTCCGGGTTATCGCCTTTGGAGGTATCCCAGCTGTAACCCAGCAGGTCGACATTCACCACGCCTTCAGCGCGGTATCCGATAGCCAAGTTTTCCTGGTCGTTGATGTCGTAGGAACGGAAGCCCGGCGCCTGAGACTCGGTGACGGTAACCGCTCCGGCCACCAGCCCAAGGATCGCATCAACGTCCATGGTGTCGGTAACCAGCACAGGTTTACCCAGGGTGCCTGGTTGGCCACCGTAGACCACCACGCCTGCTTCTTCGTAGATTTTATTGGCGATCGCCTCATCCACGATGTCGAAGTAAGTGGCGGAGTGCATAACGAAGAGCACAACACGGTTGAACTTGTCGCCGTACTTACGCAGGCCGCGCGTCAGGGTCTTCTTACCGTCTGTTTCGATATCGGCGGTGACCACCATGTCGGCGTTAGCACCAATCGCCGCGGTCAGCGCTTTCAGTCCATATTTCACGTAGCCTTCCAGCGTCGCGTCAGCCACATCAGTGCCGATCACTTCGGAGAACTCGTCAACCGAGCGACCGCGGCGTTTGAACGCTTCTTCTGTTGTTTCGTATGGACCGTATTTCCACGGCGCTTTGACGGATACGGCTTCACCGGCACCAATCTTCTTACCCGTCACTTTTTCGGTGGAGTTAACGTCACGCGATTCGATAGAGCCGCCCACCTTGTAGAACGCACGCTTACGGAAATCGCCTTCAATCAGCTCGTTATCCAGCAGGATCGCGCCGTTGGAGGACGCGTTGAAAATAGCCAGGTTGTCCTGGCGGCGCTCGAGGAAAGCGGTCTGCGCCAGGTCGTCATAAATAATCAGGTCACTATTAACAGTGGTAGGCATGGGTTAATCCCTTATTTCGGAAGTTTGAGGAAGGCCTGCTGGCCATGCTTGCGGATGTAGTCCGCTTTGTCGCTGGCGCTCATTTCGGAACGTTTCAGGCTGCCACCGCCGTTTGGTTTATGTCCGCCCGCGCCGGTACCTTCTGCGCGTGGAAACAGATGCGGAGCCGTCTCCTTAAGAGACTCCGCCCATTCGAGTGGACTCAGTGGCGTTTTGCCGTCTTTACCGAACAGAACATCGCCATTTGCATCAACTGCTACGGCCTCGCCTTCGTCGTTGAGCTGGAATGTGCCTTTGGCACGCAGAATCAGATCGTCGGATGCTTCAGGCAGCGCACCAGCCTTTGACGCTGCTGCACGGATTGCATCCCCCAGAACTCGGTCCCGGAATTTGTTGGAGAACGCTTCAGCTTTGTCCGCGCGTTCATTTGCGGCTTTAATCTGCTTATCCACATCAGCACGCATGCGCTCGGTGCGCTTATCGAGCACCTCATCAATTTTTCCGGCGGCGATAAGCTTTGCCTCTTCATCGTCAGAAAAACGCTGGAGAATGCCGCGTACAGCGTCTGGATCGATACCTTCAAAGCGGGACAGGTTTTCTTTCTGCTGTTTAATGGTGCCCAGCAGTTCGCTATTTTTCGTTTTGAGGCCAGTGACTTCGCTGGTCACGCGCTCATCAATCAGCTTCTGGATTTCAGGAGTGATTTCGATACCACCGCCACCGCTGCCCTCTCCGCCGCTTTCTGGTGCGTAAAATTTCAAGAGCATGTTTCGAATTAACATATTTTCCCCTCGGGATTTTGCCGGGCCTCGCCCATAAAAAAGCCCCGGCGGATGCCAGGGCGTGAAGTTAGAAATGGTTGTTAGTTGTCAGTGCCAGATAACTGCTTCAGACGTTCTAGGGAAATCCACTCGCCTTTGTCAGTGAACATATCAGCCAGGTCGATTTCACCCGCGCGGAACAAACGGCCACGCTCGGCACCCAGAACCTGATCCTGGCGTTGTGCCGGCTGGCGCGCGAGCCATTCCAGATATGATGTTTTCCCCGGTACCTGTCCATCCATGCTGGCACGGGTCCCCTCGTCCATCTCGTCGATATCGATGCCGAGTTCGCGCCACGACTTGAGAATCAGGGTTTCAGTAGAACGACAGCAAAAATGAATTTTCCCGGGTCCCTGCAGGTAAGGCACCTTATGCCCGACCGGTTTGTTATCCAGGGTGTAGCGCAGCAGATCACGAATAATGCAGTCGTGGCTGGTTTTATTGTCCAGCGTAGACAGCCACTGTTTACCTTTCACGATGTCGCTGTTGGCACTGGTGAAGCTGTTGCGTGCTGTGGCAGCCAGATGATTCACGGCTGTTTTAGCGATGCTGGCGGCGTTTGCCCTGCTCATCTGCAGCGCGCCATCGCGATAGTCTTTGTTGGCGTGGCCGCGAACACTGCGTGCGATTGTTTCTACAGTGTCGCCGGCAAGATACCCCCTGCGGACGGCGTTCACTATCCGCGCCAGCCTGTCCGATTCCAGATTATCCGCCCACTCACTCAGCAGCCGCCCCTGAAAGGGCTGCGCCATCGCCGCGGCATAAACCATATCGGCAGTGATGCCCTGCAGCGGATAGTGAGACATGACCTGTGATGGAAGAAGGGAATCGAACAGGCTCATCTGATAACTGGCCTCGTTCTTTGCCAGCGCCACCAGCTCACTCTCGAGCCCTGCCTGCATGGAAGCTACGGCCTGATGGTTAAGATCGCGCACGCTGCCCAGTAAACTCTGCAGACGGCTAACGGTGAAACTATCAGGAGGCAATCTGTCGAGCGCATCGAGCAGGCGTGCCGACAGTTCTGCGTCCGTCTCGTTGAGCAACTTCACCATTCGGTTTGCCACGCCAGTGGCATAGCGGCTTAACCAGACGGAGTGTGCGATAGACTCATCGCGCAGGCTTTCGTTTACGGTTGCCATATCACCCCCCGGTCAACGTTGGTGCCTGATTGCGAAGCGCATCAATTACCTCGTCCGGACTGTCGGCAGGGTCAATGAGATCGAGCTTCTGTAGTGCTCGAATCATATCGCTATCGCGCAGCGCACCGGACTGCCAGGCGTTGACGATTGCCGTCACCATGCCCGACTCGGCAACCTTAGCAATGAATTCCTGGTTGATGGTGTAACTCGTCGTCTCACCATTGATGCCAAGGTATTTCGCACACCATCCCAGCGCCAGCGTATAGGCCTCAGAAACGTTTGAAACGCAGATACCGAGCACCGATGTTGATGATGTCTGCTCACCACTCGCCTGGGTTGCCGTCTTCGCCGTGGCGTTCTGCTCAATCAGTCGGGCGCCCAGCTGCACCATGTAGTCGCGCTTGCTGTCCATGGCCTCTTTAGCCAGCATGTTCGGCTGTGCCTGGGCATAACCAAACGACCCATCTCTGGGAAGCATCAGTGGTGAACGGGAACCAATTTTCACTCCGGTCTTCTCAAGGTGATCGCGCCAGTTGGTATCAAGCCCAGTCATATAAGGCTGCACCTGGCCACAGAACCACACGCTATCCTCATAGTCAGCGCTGTTTCGGTAATGACCGTGGTTTATCTCCACCAGCGCAGCCAACGGTGAATCATCGATAGTGGGATCGTTGTTCTGAGCACCGACAAAGGTGAAAGGGATTTCGTCCCAGTAGTCCTTTCCTTTCGGCTTGGGGTGGTACTCACTGTCAACGGTGTAGGTTCCGCTTGCAGTGCCACCAGCCCGGCGCCATACCCGGCAGATGAACCGCCCTTCTTCCAGCGCCAGCTCGCGGTATTGGATTTCATCCTTGTAAGCGTAGCCATCCGGCTCTTCTACGCATTCGCGCAGTACCACCAGCACCAGCTGATCGCGTCCGTTAATTCGCTTTGTTCGCCAGTTAATAATGTTCTCTGCCGGATAGCGGAGGATGATCGCCTCATCGGATGCTTCTGCGTAGTCAACATAAAGCCCCTCTCGTGCCACCTCCAGCACGTTCTCGGTCACCAGTTGCGACTGCTGATAGATGCTGGTACCGGCCCCGTCAGCATTGTCCAACAGGTATTTCAGCTTTTCAGGACCGTTAAACGTGGGGTCCTTGCGATACGCCATTCCAAGCATGCCGATCTTCGTATTGCCGGCAATGGCGTAGAACACAGCGCGGCTCAGATAGTCCTCATTACGCTTTTTATTGCGTAATGATTTATCGGTTGGGTCGAGATACGGCAGATACTTATTACCTGCCCCTTTTACGGCCTCGGCCCCTTTGCAAAAGTCCCTGTATTTCCGCCAGGCAGCAGAAGCCGCCCGGTGTTCTGGTCGAACCCAGGTGATGTCGTCGTTTGCCATATCAGAAAGTGGTGTCCATGGTGATTGAGTATGCCGGCTTCACAATGGGGTAATCCTTCACGATGAAGTACCCACCAGCATCATTGGGGTGATCGTTATCCGCTGATTTATCCGGTTCGCCGTTCGCAGCCCAGACTTGTTGTTCAAGGCTTTCGATATAGACCGGGCAGTTCTGGACGTTGACCAGATAGCGGCGTTCGCCGTTGGCGTTACAGAACATGGCGTTCATCGAGTTGATACGGTCCTTAACCGGCGGATTGGCATCATCAACAATGACGCTGAATCCGGCTTCGTTGAGCTGGGCGATATCGGTCTTACTGGCGTTCTGGGATTTACGGGAATCGCCTGAGGCATCCGGGTAAATATAAATCTCCCGGTTTTTCACATAGCGGCCATCCTCGTAGCGCCAGAATTCCTCCTGAATGCGCTTAATCATCGCCGGCGTGTCGTAGACCTTCACCAGCTCACGAACCGCACGCGGCAGACCGTTACGCTTAACGTGAACAATCGCGGCCATTTTTCCCACGTTGAAGTCCATACCAATGAACAGCGGATCCCCGTCCTGAATCTCGTCAGAACAGTTATTCAGTTTACGGTTGAATGTGTGGTAAATGGTCCCGCTGTTGAGGTTGGTGAATTTCCCGCGCAGGTATGCCTGAATCAGTTCGTCAGGGTAAGAGCTCAGCAGCGATGGGATGTAATCAGGCGGTAGATTCTTCGCATTGTCGAACGTGCTGGCCTGAATCAGACCGTACAGTGCGGCAAGCTCTGGCTTTTCACGCACCGCCTTCACGAACTGTTGATAGACGAACTTGAATCCTTCTGGCGTCGTCGTTACATCGATGCCATTACGTAGCCCATCAACCTTGTAACGCATACGAGCGATGATTTTTCGCCAGGCTTGCTGTGCTTTGGCAGCCGCCATGACGTCCAGCTCATCCACCATCGCATTACCAATTTTGAAACCGACTATTGAGCCGGGCTTCTCCATCGAGCGGCAGATTGTGGTCCCGCGGAACCGTCGCCCCTCGTAGAAGTGAACCTCTTTGTTCCCCTCGTTGATTTTGACGTTCAAGCCCCAGTCAAATGCCACCTCTTCAATCGTCGGGTAGAAGATGTCACGGATCTGCGGGTACGTCGGCGCGAAATAACCCTGGTTGATTTTAGGGTGCTCCCACATCCCCTTACAGATGCCGCCACAACCCACCCAAGTCTTACCGGAACCGAACCCGGCAACGTAGGCTTTGAATTTGTGCTGCATCGCGAGGAAACGAGCCTGAGGAATGTTAAGTGTCGGGCTGATCCCCATCTTCCGCCCTCGCGTCCACTACATTGATATTGATCTGAACTGGGGTCGGTTCGTCATCATCACCATCACCGGCCAGCTCTTTGCGGAGTTTTTCCACCTCCAGCAGCCGGCGGTCGATTTCGATCTGCTGGAGACGCTGAGCGAACTCGCTATCCGCCAGGCCGAGCCGCTTCATTACCGCTTCAAACATTCGCTCACGGCTGATGGCTGTGATTTCGACACCATTCTTGCCAACCTTCACGCCTGAATAGGCAAGCCTGGAAACAGCCGGGAGCTTGCGAGTGTCTGGGAAATAAGGCTGGCCGATGCCGTCCCCATTACAGCGCGGGCATTCTGGGTTTGGTTCTCGGTTGTGGTCGTAGCCATAGCCGCCGGAATCTTCGGGTTCACGCCTGTCACGCTCAACAGCCTCGAGTCTTTTCTCTTCAAACTCAACTGCATCCCGCCACTGGTAGTGATGACCGAAGCCCCAGCAATAACGACACGCGCCTCGTCGGTATTGTGAGAGTTGGTTTGCATCGAAGGTGGCAAGTTGCCACATCTGCGCGAGGACTTCATCGGCACTGCCAAGCGTGCGCGCAATGGATGCTTTCTGCTGATGCGCAATAGCCTGAGCAACTGAAGTTTTCTGAAGGAGTTGATAACCGATTTGTTCAGCGGATTTTTTGCTGTAACCCGCCCTGATAGCGGCTTGTGTGGCGTTACCATCCTTTAGGTATTCTGCGACAAAACGTCTTTGCTGTGCCGTTAATCCATCATCATCCACCAGCTCTTCTGCGCTTTGTTCTTTTTGCGCAGTACGCACTTTTTTCTGCGCAGATTTTTGCACAGATTGCGCAGAAGGTTTTTTGATATATCGACGTGCGGTAGCATAGTTCAGTCCCTGCGCTTCACACCATTCCTTTGGTGATACGCCGGTTGCGGCATGTTCGGACAGGAACCGTTGCTGAAGCTCGCCCCAGTCCGGTTTTGCCATATAAACTCCAATAAAAAACCGCCCTTAGGCGGTTAAATTTTGAGATTTAAAATTTTGGTGCTAAGCCATACTTAGGCGTCTTTATGTTAGCAGCCCAGACTTTGATATCGTTCTGAAGCAACAAAGTGAAATCTGACTTGAGGTGGTTAACCATCTCATTGACCTTGCTTGCATCATT